GGCCAAATCTTTTGCCATCGTGGTAGGGTACAGCTGCACAAATTCTGCCGTTTCGGCTTCAGTCCATTGCTTGCGTTTCATTCCTTTATTGCATAAGTTACCTCAATCCCAAAAGCGTTATGCCCTAGCGTTGTTTCCTTAAACGCCTTTTTCATTACTTTCACCCATTGCGCCTCAGGCAAACTGATCCCCTGGATAAATTCCTGTATTTCGGTGCTGTTATAGCTTTTGTCTGTGTGCTCGATTTCGACTGTTATTACAAATGTTTTCATTTCTTCATACTTAAAATGTACCTAACACCCGACTGGCTGTAACCCAACCGCTCTGAAATCTCCCTAATTGAATACTTTAGATCCTGCCGCATAATCAAAACGGCGTATTGTTTCGGCGTGTAGCCGTTTAAATTTAGTCTCATAATTTTACAATAAAGTTTTTAACTGCGCCACCTTCGGCAAATTCTCGCTCTCTGCGATTGGTATAGCCCTGCGTGTAGCCTTTTGCATCCCAGAACCTACGCAACTCCGAGTAATTGGCATAATACAGCACCCGCTCAATAAATGCCTGCTTGTAGTTTTTACGGCTTTTAAGTTCCCATAGATCGGCTGGCGTTTTGGCAATCTCAAACAGATATCGGCCGTTGAGTTTTTCGTAGGCCATCAATTCCAAACTGCCGCGCTCGGCTTTCTTTTCGGTTGCAAATGCCTCACCGCAAAACTCACAGAAACGAGCGGATGCGTAAAGCACAGCGCCGCAGCAGGGGCAATCTTTAACAGGTGCCACGCCTTGCCCTTTCTTTTGCTCTGTGCCAGCGAATGCCTTGCCCCAATCGCGTGCCTCCTGCCAAAATCCAAGCCTGTGCACATTCTCGCCAAAGTCGAGGATAGTGAACTCTTTTTTACTCGCTGTCGGCCGCGATCCACGCCCCACCATTTGAAGCCAAAGCGCTACGGATTTGGTAGCCCTGTTTACAACAACAACCTCAATATCTGGGCAGTCGAAGCCAGTTGTGGCAATACCACAGTTAACGAGGATTCCGTTTGCCGATGCAGTGAACGCTTCCACCAATGCCACACGCTCGGCGCTTGGTTGTTTTGAGTGAACGCAATAGACGCGATGCGCTCCAACTTCCCGAGCAAATGAATCGGCCGTGTTTATACTGGCCTCAATATTCACGCAGAAAACAATTGCTTTCTTTTCCCTCCAACGCTTGCAATACTCACTCACAACACCCTCGTAAACCTTCGGGCGGTTGAAAGCGTCATCCAATCCCTGCGCTGTAAATTCCCCCATTCTCGTGGCAATTTTGGAAGTGTCCACTGGGTGCATTGCGTAGGTTATAGGATTACACAAATAGCCTTGCGCGATCAGTTCGCCAATCCCTACCGAGTTAATCAGTTTGCCATAGTTTTGCGCCATCGGTGGCTTACTTACTGGCGTTGCAGTTGCGCCGATCACAAAGCCCTCAAAGCCCTCCAGAATTTTGCGAAAATTTCCAATGTGGGCCTCATCAATCACGAGCAAATCGTAACTGCTCAAATCTACAACCCCGCGCTTTATTTGATTGTTTAGCGTCTCAACCATCAAAATATCGCAGCGGTTTAATTTGCCCGCTTGGCTAAGCAACTCGCGCCTGTGGGTTACGATGGCCACCCTGCGCCCCTTTTCCAACACCCTACGCACGATCTCTGAAAATACAACCGTCTTGCCCGCTCCAGTGGGAAGGCATAGCACAACCCGCTTGCTTTCCTTAAAAGCCCCGCGGATTTCATCAACTGCGCTAACTTGATACGGCCTTAATTGCATATTCCCAGCAGCTCCTTCACTGTGTTGTAAATCTTCTGCACTCCTTTGTCAAACTCCAAAAACTCCGACATTCTTTGATAACTGTTAATCGCTGTCGAGTGATCACGCCCCAACCTGCGACCAATCTCCGAATATCTTAGGGCGTAGTGCTGTCGCAGAATGTAAACCAACATATGCCGGGCATCCTTAATGTCGCCCTCCCTGGATGTTGAAAGCAACTGCGCAGGCGTTACATCGCAGGCAATGCAAACGGATTGCATAACCTTGGCGAAGTCATCCATCTTGCTGGTAAATTTCACCTGTGGGCGCAGCAGTTCGTTTTTCAACCTTACCACCTCGGCCTCATATTTGGATGTCATTTGCAGGATGCGCATTTGTAGCTCTTTATTCTCGCGTCTCGCTCTGCTGTATAGTTGTAAATAGTCTGTAATCATTTGGCTTTATTATTGAATGTCTGGATAGTTCGTACTGCTCGGCAATCTTAATGTACTCCCTCATTTTGTCCCGCTCTTCGATGTTGGTGATCATAAAGCAAGCGTTGTAAATGTGCAGGGAAATCGTTTGTTCTGGTAGGTCAATCATTGGTCACCACCTCCGTAGGTTTGTTCGTAGTATTTTTCTGCCGTTTCGTAGGGCTTATCTCTAAAATGCCATGATTGATTATACGAATGAATAATTTGTTTCTTCTCCATTTCTTTGGCTTGTTTCCAATCTGCCAAGGTTAAATCCCTTTCAAGTTCTATCGATTGTAACCACTCCACCGCCGTTTGTTTTTTATTGTTTGTCATTGCCCCAACCCTTTCTTTTTCGCCCTGTGCCTTGCTTTTCTAAGCCTTGCCTGTTCTCTTCTAATTGATTCCTTTGCTTCCAGTGCAAACAATTTCTGCAACGCTGCTGCCAAATCATTTTCAGCAATGAGGTAGCGTTGGACTGCATAGGTCCCGCGCTCTTCCCACGTCTTTGCTTTGTCTTTTTCCCCTCTGTTTTCCGCCTCCAAATCGAGCAGGCGGGTGGATTGCTTGGCGAATTGAATAGTCTTGCGGTTTAATTCCTTCGCCAATCCGCGCACCTGAGCGCGTGAGGCGTTAATGGCAAGCCCGAGCACGATCGTGCTGCCGGCTGTTGCTGCGGTTAAAATTTCAATTATCATTGTCGTTTTTTATTACAAGGTTTAAAACATAAAGGGCGGCCACGCAAAGCATAAAAGAAAAGCGAGCGTTCTCTGGCCACGTCAACGGGTTAAATTGACCCGATACAAATACAAATCCTGCATAGGTAATCAGCAGGGCCTGCGCAAAGCAGAGCATGGTGGTGCGAAGGCTCATTTGTCAGCCCTCCCCTTATACATACGTCGTTGCACAAGCATCTGAGTAAACTCATCAAACTCGGGGCGAAATTCATCGCGCTCAAATTTGTAGGGCTCGGCTTCAGGGGTTTCAATTCTGCGCTTTTTGTTGCGGCGAATTACGTGAGCGCAGTAGGCCACCGCAATGGTAGCAGGCGCTAAAATGATTGGGTAAATAATATCTAAACTCATAAATGTGGTGCTATGTGGTTGCAAATATAAACGCCTTTTCCACAAAACAAAATAAATTTGAAAAAAAAAATGCCCCGAGCCGAAACCCGAGGCAGTTAGCACCACACTAACGGCGCAAATATACTCAAAGATTTTGTAAGGTCTGCTCTAATTTCCTCAACGTTTCTAAGCTCTTCGGCTCCTTTCTGCTCCAGTGAGTTAAGACGCACCGATTCACGCCTGCAAGTGCGCAAAGTTTGGTCAGGGTTACGCCCTTTTGGATTGCCTTAATTTTTAAATCAGTAACGATATTTTTTTCCATGTGCTACAAATTTACAAAAAAAGCGATAAATTTGCAAATGTATGATGTACCACACTGACACAAGCCGCGTCTCAAAGAGCGGCCTCGACTTAATTAATCGCGCTCCAGCACTTTATTACGAGCGCTATCTAAACCCCAACGCCTCACCGCAAAAAGAAACCCCCGCGCTGATCATTGGCTCCGCTGCTCATTGTGCAGTGTTTGAGCCAGCTGAGTTTGGCAAACGCTATGCCGTTGCACCTCATTGCGACCGACGCACAAAGGAAGGAAAGGAAGTATGGGCCAACTTCCTCGAGCACTCGCAGGGCCTCATCCCACTGGATGCTGAAAGCGCCACAATGGTGGAGCGCATAATGGAAAGCGTCCGCGGTCATCGGACGGCGCAGTACTTACTCAAAGACGGCATTGCTGAGCAACCCATTTACTGGAATGATGAAGAGACGGAAATTGATTGCAAAGCGAGGCCCGACTGGCTGACTCCTGACAATGTAATTATTGACCTCAAAACAACAGAGGACGCAAGCCCCAAAGGCTTCGCTCAGAGCGTTAAAAAGTACCGATACGATGTGCAGGCAGCATTTTACTCCGACGGCCTCGAGGAAGCCACAGGAAAGCCCTGCAACGGTTTCTTTTTTGTGGCTGTTGAAAAGCACCCGCCCTATTTAGTTGGCTGGTATTTTATCGGCAACGAGGATTTAAAGGAAGCGCGCCAGAAATACAAAAAGAATCTGATGACCTACGGCTTTTGTAAGAAAAGCGGAATCTGGCACGGATATAGTGAAATAGTAACTAAGGTAATTTTATGAGCACAAAGCAAACATTTGAATTTAATGGCGAAAAATACACGCCAAAATCCTACGCAAAAATGCTAATAGAAACGGCAAAAATAGCAATTGAGCGAGGTCATTACAGCGATAATACAAAGCCTAAAGCAGTAGCAGTGCATAAGGCCGCGGGGTTGCACAATTATCTGATTGAAGAGTTGCCGGGTGCTGAAATTTTTGCAATTGAAGTAATAAAAGAAATAGGTAAATATAAACTATGAGCACAGAAATAACAGAAACAAACCCCGCGCCACTCAGCAGCTTCGAGTTGGCCCAACGCCAAGCAAAAGCCTTGAGCGCTTCAGACTTGGTGCCACAACAATACAAAGGCAATGTAGCCAATACTTTGGTAGCCTTGGAAATTGCAAACCGCATCGGAGCCTCGCCTCTTATGGTGATGCAAAACCTGCACATCATTCACGGGCGGCCGAGTTGGTCCAGTACATTCGTGATCGCTGCAATAAACGGCTGCGGAAAGTTCACCGCCCTGCGCTTTGTTGGTGATCTTGACAAAGGCATAAAGGCAGTGGCCACGGAAAAGGCAACAGGCGAGACCGTAGAAGGCCCCGCCGTTACGATGGCAATGGCAAACGCTGAAGGCTGGGTGAGCAAGGCGGGCAGTAAATGGAAAACAATGCCCGAGCTAATGATGCGCTACAGAGCCGCCGCTTTCTTTGGCCGTCTCTACGCCCCCGAAATTACGATGGGGATGCACAGCGTTGAGGAGGTGGTAGATATCCAACACGAAGAGCCCGCAGGGGTTGCAGCGATCAACGCTAAACTAATTAACCCAACGGCTGAACCAAATCTTTAGACTCGAGCAAAGTATAAGTGAAGCGGTTGCCGTGAATGGTGGCCGCTTTTTTTGCGAGTGTCATAAACTCGTTAAAATCTGCAACGCGTTTGAACACTTGGCAGCCGTGGCTCCAGTCATCCACCCGGGCACTGTCAACTCCAGCCTTATGTATATTGATCCCGAAAACGCCCGTCTCGGTTTTATCGGTTTGATAAATTCCGTCTTTGGTGTAATCCCGGTACACAGTTACAGGGCCGCATTGTTTTAGTGCCTCATATTTGCCCTGATGCAATCCAATAGCGTGGCTACCTCTGTACTGATTTGCAACCAAGCGAGCAGTCCCGCCGCCGTTATCAGTTGTTGCAGCCCACTCTTTTACTACCCAAGTATTTTGTATTTTGTAGGCAAGCACTATTTTATCGTCAAAGGCGTTTGTTACCTTGTTGCCAGTGGAACTATTACGGATCCCGATAATATTTAAATTATACTCTCCATCTTCAAAGAAGGCATATTTTTTGGCGGCCATAGTAGCGCGCAATACTGCTATATTCATAATATCAAAGTTACTAAAAAGACGGCTGCAATTGCATATGTTGTGCGGCGGAGTCGGTGGTATTTCTGATCACGCTTTTGTAGCTCATCGAGTAGCTTGGCCTGTATCTTATCCTGTTGCGCAATCACCTCCGCGTCAATCTTTAACTGCTCTCTGCACAGTGCCAGATTCTCCCGGGCTTCTGCGCCCTTCAGCAGATAGTAATTATTTGCCGAGACTGTCGAGCTGTCTGTGCATTGCGATAAGGCGCAATGTGGTGCCGCAAGAAGTATCACCAGCGATAGAAATATAGAGCGTATCATATTTTTGATTAATTACAATTTGTGTATCGTGCAGGGCTTTGTATTTCAGACGGATTTGATAGAGTGTATCTAAATCTTTTTCAACGATCCTAATCGCAGGGCCGTGCACTACCCGCTCGCGTTTAGGTACCGCAAATTCCACGTAAGCCATCCCGCCAAAAACGAGCAGGACCAACAGCAGGATGGTGAGGTTACTCTTGCTCACCCTTTTTGCCGCTAAACTTATCAACCGATGTAAAGCCGAGCGTTAGGATTGTAACCCACTCAACAGCGGCCACCAATTCTGCACTGGGTGCAATCTCCTGCGGGCTCATTGAGTTGTGCGCCATCGTGCCAAACAAAACAAATGCGCCAATGATCCCCACAAAACGCTTGCTTGAAAGTTGGCCGTTATCGCCTTTGAATATTTCGAGTATCTTTTTCATTATCTACCTTGGCCGCGGTATCTTTTCGCGGGCTTGTTATTTTTTGAATGTACGCCCTTGTTTTTACGCTTGGGCTTTGGTTGCCATTTACCTACTGATGCGCTCGCCTTTGCCATTTTACAACCCGTTAAGTTTTAGCATATTGTTGAGGCTCAGCGTGTCCATTTCAGCCAGTGCAGTATCCACCCCCATGATCCGCATTGTGGTGGCATACTTTTCCGCCTTCAATTCAAACACCTGGGCCTTGGTTGTAGCTTCAACTACGGCCTCCTTTAGCGCTTCCTTTTCCGCTACCTTACTCTCAACCATTGCCTCTCCCATTGCCTTCGCCTGTGCAGTTGCAACAGATGCGGCTTGTAGATTTTTTGTAATCTTGCCCAACATCGCCTCGACTTCATCCACTGGCACCGCCTTGGCTTTGTCGGTAGGTACAGCAACAATGCTAACAAATAAACAGGCTGCAAAAATCAGAGTAAAGTGTTTCATAGTTTTTTCATTGTATTCATTATACGGATTTCAGTAATGGCGGCAGCCAGTGCGCTATCGGATTTTTTCAACGCGTAGCTGAGGCGATCAATCTTAATATCAAGCGCATCTATTTTCTGATTACTTTTTTCAATCTGTTCCTTATACCCCGACCTAAGGTCCATATACAAATAACTAACAGCCAAAAGCATACAAAAAGCCACGGCAGCAACAGGGTTCTTACGGAATTGGTCAAAGCTAACAGGTAGCGCATTGGGTTTTACTTTCGGTGTTGTCATATCGGAAATGGTGGTGTTACAACTTCAAATGTGGTGGCAGTTCCGAGGATTGGCGTGAGTGATTCATCGAAAACAATATACCAAAATTGCGGTGTGTTCAATTCTGCAAACTGATAATCAACCCAATTTTGTGTTACATCATCGGGTTCTACAGGTATTCCGTAATAAGTGTCACACGCTTCACGGGCGTTGATTGCTTCCTGTTCGGTGTTGTATTGGTAGCCGTTAATAAATTGCATAATATGAATTTTGATTTGATTGAATACCTAATCTATTACTCATTTGATTTGAAGAGTAACAAATAAATTCTTGTGTTTTTCCTTTAAATGTTAAACCTCCCGCCCAACCTGTAAACATAACTCTTAAAGAATAACCAGGATTTGTTATTGAAACACCAACTGAACCAGCAATATTATTACAATAACCGTTAATTTGGGTTGAAGATACATTCAAAAAAAGTTGTATTTGTTGGTTATTTGGGGCTGGGGGTATGCCTACAAAGCTATTAAATATAGATGTTCTATATATCCATCCTCCATTGGTAGAATATTCAATAAACCCAGCCAATCCCCCATTTTCTATGAATAAACTTGAATATGCACTACTGCTATCTCTATTTAATATTGGCACAATAGTCATATCTAATGAATTTATACCACTATTGGTTATAAATCTATCATTAGAACCATCTAATAACAAAGCTGGCTTACCGTTGTCTATAATTATTGCACCGCTTGAAACTATTTGAGGTTGGTTTGCAGCCGTTGTTTGCGCTGCATTATTACTATTTCCGCTTTGGTCGTACCAAGTTGTAACAAATCCATCCGTACCACTACAAAAAGTAGTAAGTGCGGATTCGTCAAGGTCGCCCAATGCGGTAAATCCAATGTTGATTTCTGTATTGTCACTTGACCTACGCACACGAATTGCACTACCAGTGTACCCGCTTCGTAATTTACGCAATGAGTATGCAGCCGCAGCCGATGGGTACAAATCCAACAACCCGACAAACGATTGAATCTGTGACGCAATAACGCCGTGTGTTGAAAGTATCATATTATGACGCTATATCTCCAAATAAATACCACTCATTTTCCGCAATCTTAATCAAGGTTGCACCCGAATATTGGGCGTTTAGTTTCAACTTTGCCCCATTGCTTCGGATTGTAACCCCACTTGTGGCAACGATGGTTGTTTGTCCAGCCCCATATTGTGCTAAAAGTATTTGTGTGCCTGTGTTAAATGCAACTGAACTATTCAAAGGGACAGTCAAGTTGTTTGCACTTCCGACATTCATCTCAACCAATTTGTCCGCATCACTCAAAACCAAAGTATAGGATGCGGTTTGTCTGTTGGTTGTAATTAGTTTGCTTGTTTTTTCTGTTACCGAAGCGGTGCTTGCTTTGCCATCAATCTGCGTTTGAATTGCCGAAGTTACCCCGTCCAAATATCCGAACTCCGTAGAACTTACCGCGCCCGTGCCTATTTTGTTTGCGTTTATTCCCGTTGGCAAATCTGTTTCGTCCAATGAATCGCCAGAAGTTACAAGCCCTTTCGCGTCAAATGTAATCTTTGGCGCCGTGCCCGCTGTGATTGGCGCGTTTTCATCAACCTTGCCATTTAATGCGTCTTGCTGCGCAATGCTCACGGGCTTGTTTGCATCGCTGGTATTGTTTACGTTATCCAACGCAAGCGCAGTCTTAAGAGCGTTAGGTGTTACTTTCTTTGTAGTATTTGCTGAAATGTCAACAATAGGCAGAACATCAACGCTATTGTCAACAGTTACAATCGCGGTTAATTCGCTAATTTTTTGATTAGGCATAGCCCAAAATTACAAAACACCCACCGCGCAGCCGTTAACAAATTAAACGCTCGCAATAATATACCACTGGGCGCCGTCGCTTATAATTGTCTTGCTGCCGTATTGCGAATTGATCGTGGTACTACTAGAGCCGTTTATATTATAAGAGCCTCCGCTTATAGTTACTACGTGGGCACTTGCCGTCTTTATAAAATAGTACTTTTTACCTTTGCTCTCTGTGGCATTTGGCAGGTTTACTACAACATTGCCATCCGTGGTATTGCAAATAATAAGCTCGTAGCCGTTTGTAATTGTGTGGGTGCCGTTGGTGTAAACTATAGAGGCGTTGTGCTCTTGCACGTGCCACCTTACAACCTCTGAACTGTCCACATATTCGAGCATCACCTCCCAACGTGTGTTAATAGTTGGCTGAGTTGTTGGTGCGCCTTCTGCGTCGTTAATCAAAAACTCCAATACCTGCTCAGGCACAAAACTGATTGAGCCGTTAATATCGGCCACGGCTTCCAGTGCGTAATTTACTTTGTCATCATTCTTGCCGGGATCTATTTTGTAACCTTCGCCCGTTGATGTAAGACCTGAATAAGTTGGGGCCAAATAAAGCCACTCGCCATCCCATGACTCAGACTTTGCTTTGAAGCTACAGCCATTCAACACCCAAGCGCCGCCGTCAAAATACAAAGTTTTGATTGCAGTAAGTGTTCCACTGTCTACCCAACTACCACGCACCACCTGCAAAAAATCTTTATAGCAACCACCTACGGCCGTGCCTATCATTTCAGTAAGCGTGCCATGGGTTACAGAATCCCAACCGCCAAACCAATCATCGGCCACCACATTCGTAGTGCCATTAAAAGCCAGTATATTACCGATTGCATATTTTGAATCACTCGAGTAATGGGCGATATTTAAATTAATTTCGGTACTGTTAAGCGCCGAGGTTGTACCTGGGCTGAATATCTCCTCAATATCAAAAACAAAATCAGGGTTTTGATACGCTGAACTATCGGCAAATGCAACCTGCACAGATGCCCAGAAAGGTTTGTCTATTACCGCAAAAACTTGCCATCCTCCGCTTTTAGTATATTGTTTTACAATCCCTTTTACGTTTACAGTTGCTTTTATTGTTGTATATCCTGCGGGCGCCGTAGTGCATTGCCTTTCAATTGCAAAACTATTCCACGTGGTGCGTTGCCCGCGTGTGTCCATTTCTTCACTATATGATTGGTAAGTACTGGCCCAATATCCATCTGGTTGTAAATACAAATCTGTCGTGCCATTAGTTACCCATATTACAAAATTAATTCCTGATTTGTTTTCTACTTTTCCGCTCGGATAGGATCTATTAAACTTTGCTACTATTTTTAATTTAATAGGCGCATCATCTGGCGTGCTTCCTGTGGGTATGTCTGTAAATTCAGCAGTGTATAACGTGCTCGAAATGTTGGCGTATGTACGAAATACGCTTCCCACTAGCCTGCGCTGTGTATCTACTCTCACCAACTTTGCAGCGGGCTGATAGTAAAGCGATGGCTTGGCTTCCCATTGTGGGCGTGGGCTTGCCAATGTCTGCCTGTGGGTATAGGTGCCGGTGCCTTGGTAGCCGAGCGTATAAGAGTAACGGCGATAGGCAAGCGTGGTATTAAAATAACCGTTTACTGGCACCATCCAATAACCTGCCATCTCATGAATAAACCTAACTTGCAAGGCTGCGCAAATCTGCTCCATTGCCTCTGTGCAGGTGAGCATGTTGGTGTCGGCATAATAACCCGCGTCTACATCGATGGCCCGCACGTCCTTCATGGGGTCAAAGTTTTTGACAAACGCGTTAAGGTTGAAACTCAGCAAGTGAATCCCTTTTAATGCGGCTGCACTGGCATACATCAAAGAGGCATCATAAAAGTAATTTGTTTGTATTCCTAAAACTACCCAGTACTCGCTTAGTTCAATTTCTTCTAAGCACTTGCGGAAAAGATAGGACCCCGTAATTATGCCATCCGTAAACCATAGATCACTAACCCGAAAACCTTTTAACAATTCCAAGCCGTCAACGGCCGCAAGTTTTATGCGTGGCTTTGCTTGGATGGGCTCACGTAGGCGCGTCATCTGATCAGCAATAACTCTACCAATCCAAATAGGCACATCCTCACGATATACAATCATGGCCCAATTATTCTCAGCCTCTGTGCTTATTGAAATAAAGTCAGCTAGTACGGTATTGTTTGGCATCACCCACTCGGTTGAGCATCGTGATGGCCTTAAAAAATCTTCATAGGTTGCAGTGCCTTCGCCTTCGCGATCAATTACAAAGCCCTCGCCCGCAAGTTTTAACTCGGTGCCCGAGGTGGTGCTGCCGCTTGGCGCATCCCACAACTCAACCCTGTAATCAATGTCTTGAATGCTCTTGAATGAGCCGTAGTAAATGCGTGCCATTATCCCCTATTTCTGTCTTTGTTATATCGTTCCAATACTATCGCCAAATCGCGCCCCTGTATTGTTGTGCTGGCCACATATCCGCTTTGCTCGTTTGTGTTTAGCATCCCCTTCAATTTATCCAATGGCGCAATCACTTCAGGGTTGCTACTTGCCCCGGGATATTCTCCCACCAACCCCAATGTCGGACCGCTGACAATTCCACCCTCCGCAAAGGCTGTCATCTCTGGGCCTTTGTTTAGCATGTTAGTGATCACCGCAGAACCCGCAACCAAGGCAACCCCCGCAGCAGCTGCGAGCACAGGGTTTGAAATCAATAACTCTTTAAAAGCCTTCGACGCTGTAGCCGTGGCAATCAATGCTTGCCCAAATGATTTCATGAAACCCGCAACCGCTTTTAACAACTTTTGCCCGAATGATTCAAAGCTACCGATTTGGCCCGTCATAATATCACCCAACAATACCCCGAAATCTTCGAGGCCCTGGGCAGTTAAACTATTAAATGCCTGGTTAACGCCTTCCATTGATTTCGCAAAACTCGCCTCATACTCTTCCTGCTTTGCGATTTGGTTTTGCATCGCATAATCGATTTGCGTAAATGTGTGCTCAAGTTTCTGCGGTGCCTTAATATCGATAGGCGCAGGATCTATTGTTTTGATTCCTTGGCGCTCGTTGTTTTGGATTTTTTGGGGTATGGCATTCTCACGCAAATATGCAATGCGCACGGCCGCCAATTCCTCGGCAGTTACTTCATCTTTTAAATCAGATTTGCGGGCCTTAACTGCTGCCTTACTAGCGGCAATTTTTATATCTAAGCCTTTTAAAGTTTGCTCATCTTGTGCGGCTTGCAGTTTTTCTCCTAAATCAAAATATAACTGTGAATCTATACCAACATCCTGCTGCATAGATTTGTAGGCCGCTATTCTTTTTGTTAGAAATTCTTGCTCGATTTTTAAAATGTCCGCCTCGGTTTTGCCTGCAAGTTGCGCTTTTCTTTTTGCTATTTCTTCTTGCTGTTTTAAACGGCCCTCTACGAATTTAATCGCCCTAGAATTACTCGCTTCTAATGCGTCGGTGTATTTCTTTTGCGCTGCCTCCGCTTCTTCTGCTGCGTCTGCATTGTCTTGTAGTGCAGAGTAAACCATAGCCAACCCTGCAATAATTGCGCCCGCTCCAGTGGCTAACAATGCCGCAGTATAAACGCGAGCGGCAACGGTTGCCTGCCCCATTACATAGGTTTGCACTCGAGTGGCTGCGGTTTGCAATCCCACCATTACGGTGCTCTCAGCTTGGAGTGCGTTTTGAATTGCCTGCGCCCCACTTACTATGGCCATGGCAGCCTGTAGTTTTACAAGTGTTTGCTGCAGTTCTTTATTTTCGCCACCTAGCAAAGCAGCCGCGCCTTGCACAGCGCCAAAGGCCCCGGCAACTGCCTGCACTCCACCGAGCACCGCATCGAGGCGTCGGGTATCACTTGCGAAATATGCAACCTCGCCCCTGGCATCTCCTATGCTATCTTTGATTCTACCCGCTTCCCTAATAAACTGATCCGCGGAAGCCGCAAACTCTGGACCCAATGCCCGCGCTTCCATCGCCAACTGAGTCAACTGCCTGACAGTTCCCATCGTTGGGTTACGGGTTGCTATGCTTGCCAGCTTTTCCTCAATGCTCTTTGCACTCTTAGCCACATCGGCAGACATTTCACCGCCTGCCTTTTTAATTACTGATATCGCATCATTAAAGCCCTGTCTAAGCTTTTCAATGTTTGCGCCAATTACTATATTTAACGACCTTGCCATGCTTACAATTCTATTTTAAATCCATCTTCTAATAAAATGAAATCACCACTTTCTAACAATAGCAATTCGGTTACAACTGCAACGGTGTAATAATTAATTATAAAGTCCTGAGCAACGTGATAAATTCCCGCAAATCCTGCCTCATCTTCAACCAAATGCACTTCGCCATCGAACTCAATCGCCTGGCAATAATAGTCATTAAATATATTTGGGTAACTCGCAGCCTCAAATGCAGCTCGAACTTGCGCCGCCACTTCTGTAGCACTTGCAAACGTGGTGCCAAAACTACTAACTTGCACCCGAGCAAAGTCTGTGCGTGAGTGACTTGTGTTGGTAGGGCTTGCAATTACGCTAACTAAATTATAAGCGATTGCAGGAAATGCAGACTCTTGCGGAATCCGCAAGGGATTTAAGCGAGTGGAAACCAACGCCGTGAGGTCTGACGCATTGCTTAAAATGTTATATACTATTTTTATGGGTGCGCTCATGCCTTGGCGTCTGGGGTTAACTTATCAAAGACATGCGAATATAGTTTAACCGCTTCGTGAATAGACAAAAACTCAGGTTCCTCCCATGGAAATGTTAACAGCCTTTTCGGTTCTATTGGCTTTTTTAAGTGGGGCGCCATGCCTGTAGCAACTGCCCAGCGAGTAATCTCCCATTGATTTCTGTACTGCTGTTGCTGCGCCTCACGCATGCCCTCCAATTTTAAACGCCAAAAACGTGGCGAGCATTTCC